GGATAAAGCAACGAATGGAAAAGTGCAGCTTACAAAAGAAATACGGAACTGCTGGAAAAGACGGGAGCGGCGCTTGTTTAGGTTTTGGTAGTGAGTGGGACGACGAACCTATAGAACAATGCAAACGCTGCATTGCGTGTGCCTCTTTTGACTGGGACGAAGAAAAGAAAAGGTTAAGCATAGGAGAAAGAAAACGAGGGAGAGCATGAGAAAGAAACATAAACGAGAAAACAAGGCGCTTAAGCTACTGATATGGATAGCTGCGGCAGCAGGAGTAACAGTTGTTGCATTATTTGCACTACTCACCAGCCGAGAACAACAGCAGGAGCATAAGAACGCTGATAAAAGGCAGCAGGCAGAGCCTCTGGTAATTGAAGTGCCGGAGCAGGCGACAGAGGGCAGCATACGGGTATTTGATTATGACGGTTGCTGTATTTACGCATATTACGGAAAAATCGAGATAAGGAACGACGGCAGGGACGGTAAAGAGATTGATATAGTTTGTGCCGGATACTTAGAGGGATACGAAGAACACAAAGAGCCAGACGAAACCGGGGAAAGAGAGGCAGAGCATGAGTAACGTATACATACGCAGCCAGAACAGAGAAAAGCTGTATATTTTTGGTATTTCCTTTAATTCCTTGCAGTACGAAGAACAACACGACTACAAGAGAGGGAAAGAGGCAGCAACACACCACACTATTTGCATTGCTGACGGCTGCTTAGAAGAAATTGCAGAGTATGAGAGTAAAGAGCGCTGTATAGAGGTACTGGACGAGATAGAGAAAGTATGCAGCAGCTATTTATATGCAGCGGGTAGCATGGGGCTTATCAGAGGCAGCACGCCTACGCCGCCTATGGCAACGGATATACCGAGGGTATACCAGATGCCGGAGAGGTAAGGGCTGCGCATGGACGAATACAGCGAGGCAGTAAAAGAGTTTTACCGAGTATACAGACCATTACAGAAAAAGCACAACTTGCGTATGCACAGCAGATTTAGCATATATGACGACGGGTTTATAGAAATCTGGGAGTATATCGGAGAGCAGCGGAGTAAATGCGTATGCAAGGTAAAAGAAGAAAAAGATGTAGAGTGTTACAAAAGAGCGACAGAGGAACTACAAAACTATGGAAGAGAATGAGAGGGCGCAAGACATGAGAACAGGGCAGGATAAAAAGGAATTTATGCCGAACTTTTTAAAAGACCTTAACACGGAAATTTTAGAGCAGCTGCCAAAGGGCAGCAGTGAAAAGAATGTAGTAGGACTGGCAGGGGACGTAAAGGAGCTGAAAGCGGTAGAGGCTGTATGCGGGCTACGGTTTAAGGGTTATCTGGGACTGGTTGAGGTGGAAAGACCGAGCGGGATAACGGACACGCTGGTAGTAGCGTTTGCGTGGGACACGCCGTATAAATCGACGCAGGGCGTAGAGTTTGACGTATTACGGGAGTATCCGATAGGCAGCAGGCTTTTACTTTACGGGAAGATGCAGACACTTAAAGATTTTTCCACGGGGCGGCAGCTGGTTTTTGTACTGGCTGATTTTGTGGCATTAAGCCCAAAGGCAGAAGGGCAAAATGACATAGTGTTAGTGGGCGAGATTGTATATAAACCTACATACAGAGAAACGCCGAGAGGAAAGCGCATTTCTGATATTTTCGTAAAAGTAAGAAATCAGCTTACGAAGAGCAGCAGCCTTATACCGTGCATCTGCTGGAATGAAACAGCGGAAGAGGTGGCAAATTGGCTGCCGGGGGATACAGTGAAATTGATAGGAAGATTGCAGAGCCGGGAATATGAAAAGTTGATAGAGGAAATTTACGCAGACGGCGTAGTAGCGGAAAGAGTAACAGAAACACGTACAGCCTATGAGGTATCAGTACACACAATCAGAAAGGCAGAGGGAAAATGAGCGTTGAGCATATCGGAAAAGGTTATGTAAAAATCTGCGTGAGTGAGGAAGAGTTAGAGGATAGCATAGCAGGACTTAGCCAGTTAAAGCCTATTCTGCAAGCGCAGGTAATGAAAGGGAACGGAAGAAACAGACAGCAGGAGCTTTTTGATGCAGCAGAGCTGGGGAAACATTTTGACACAGCTATAGATGCAATGACAATGCTTTTAGCTGGCTTTAAAGAAGAAAGTGAGGTACAGAATGAAAAGTAAAACAATTTTAGGAGCAGACGGCACAACGGAAATGCGGGAAATTACAGTAGGGATACATGGGAAAGGCGGCGAGGTAGGAATAAGGGCAGTACAGCGGATTGCGGGTATGGTAAGCAGCTTAAAGCAGTGCAAAACGCCGCAGGAAGTATACGACAGATATTTACAGATTACGGGGTATTGCAAATGCTGTATTGATTGCGGCTTTATGGACGAAAAGGGAGCAGACGAGCTTATGTGCTTAGCTGCCTATCTGGCAGGAAATGAGCAGGCAAGGGCAGAGGCACAACAGAAAGAGGGTAAAAAGGCATGATGAAAGTGTATGTATGCAGCCCGTACCGGGCAAAAGACGGCGCAGAGCTGGACAGAAATATAGAATATGCGCAGGCACTTACACGGCGAGCGCTTAAGGCGGGCTTAGCGCCGATTACGCCACATTTGTATATAACGCAGTGTTTGGACGAGAAAAAGCCGCAGGAACGGGCGCAAGGGCTGGCAGCAGGAATGGAATTGCTGAAAGGTTGCGATTTTATGATTGTGGGAGATAAATACGGTATTAGCGAGGGTATGTACCGGGAGATAGAAACAGCAAAGGCGTTGCGTATTCCCGTGATAAATGATGCAGGGCTTTTAGTCCGGGCAAAACATGAGAAGCAGAGGGCAGAGAGGCTGGCAGAAGAATACGCCAAGAGGTATGCGTGCTGCTTTTGCAGAGGGAGAAACTTACATACTTGCAATGGGTACAGCTGCAAAGAGCCGTATCAGAGAGCCTACGATTATGCAATGAGCAAAGTAGCCGCAGGCTGCATGGTGGTAAAAATTGAATAAAAAGGAAAAGCCCCTACGGTACGGGAATACCATAGGGGCTAAGCTATACAGCTTTTAAACCTACAAATATTATAAGCGAAGTATGGCAGAAAAGCAAGGAAAAATCACGGGCAGCAAGCCCGTTTTACCACTTGATAAAAGTATTAACTATCCGACAGATATAGAGAAAAAGGGGTAAGGGTATGCCATACGTTGAGAGGATAACCAGAGCAGGGAAAACGATAGAGGTAGAAAGGTATTTTACAAGCAGATATAAAAAGCCGGGGATAAAGAGAGGAGATAAAGTTAAGCCAACAAAGGAGCAGCAGGCAAAGGTAAATACCAGACAAGCGGAGAGAAAGTTAAGAATACTGATGAACGCTAATTTTGGTTATGGGGACTACCATTTAGAGCTTGACTATATCCGAAAGAAAGGGCAGCCGGACAGAACAAAAGAGCAGATGCGCAAAGACATAGATGTATTTTTAAGGGAGTGCCGGAAAGAGTACAAAAAGGCAGGGTTAGAGCTTAAGTACATACACGTTATGGAGATAGGGGAAAGAGGTGCAAGGCATCATCATTTAGTGATAAATAAAATTGACACAGAGATTTTACAGCGCTGCTGGTATAAGGCATATGAGGGGCATAACCGCATAAAGGTTTTTCCTCTGGACGACAGCGGCAATTATGCGAAACTGGCAAGCTATTTTATCAAATACACGGACAAGCACAGAAAAGACGAGGACGGGGCATTGCAGGGCAAGCGCTGGAATTGCAGCAAGAACCTTGTAAGACCAGAGCCGGAAATAAGAGTAATTACAGATAGGCAGTGGTTTAAGGCAGAGCCGAGAGAGATAAAAGGTTATTACGTAGACAAGGATAGCGTGAGCAAAGGCGTACACAGCCCGGATTATTACGGGTATGGGTATTTCAGATATACGTTAGTCAAATTAGAAGAGAGGGGGGGATAAGATGCAGATAATAAAAGGATTGCTGATTGTGGCGGTATTGATTTTGACAGTTTTGCTGCTGATTGTGGCACTGGCGATACTTGCGTTTGGAATAGCAGCAGAAGTAATGCGGCGGCAGGACGAGTGGGTAGACAACGGGAGCAGAAAGGAGAAAGCGGAAAATGATAGAGAGGCTTAAATACTGGTTATTCCAGAAAGGGAAAGGCTGCCACCACTGCTGCATACGGTGTGAATATTTTGATATTTGCCGTTGGGACGTAATGACGGGAAAGACAGCAGAGCAGGAGCAGACCGTAGAGCTGCTGGCAGTAGAGGCAGCAAGAAAGGACGGAAACACCGGGTTGCTGTATCAAATTTACAAGTATGTGGAGTTTAAGAAAGGGGAGAGGCGAAAGCATGAAGAATTTTAGACTTGACGACGAAAGCGGGCATCAAGAGGCACTGTTTAGCTGGGCTGGGTATAACATGGGACGTATGCCGGAACTGGAATATATGCACCACGTACCAAACGGCGGCAAGCGTGACAGAGCGACAGCGGTAGCCCTTAAGAGGCAGGGCGTAAAAGCAGGAGTGCCGGACATTGTTTTACCAGCTGCAAGAGCAGGGTATCACGGACTTTACATTGAGCTTAAGGCTGGTAAGAATACCACAACGGAAAATCAGCGGTGCTGGTTAGAATATCTGCGGCAGCAGGGATATTATACAGCGGTATGTTATGGCTGGCAGAAAGCGGCAGAGCTGATAGAAACGTACTTGCTGCGCACGGAAGAGCTGGGAGAGGCAGGGAAGATATGGCACAGATAAAAAAATTAACACGGAAAATAAAGGAGCAATGCAGAACGTGTGGCGAGTTTCAAAAGAAACGCTGTAGGTTAGGACACAATGCCTACTGCTACAGAAAAAGCCAGAAAAAATGCGGAGATTATCAAAAGGTATCAATCACGCAAGCGGCAAAAGAGTTGGCAGACGTGGCGGGCATTGATATAAACAAAATGCGCTAAGAGGCGAGCGCAGGAAGTGAGGAAAAGAATGAAAACAATAAGCATTTTGAATTTAAAGGGCGGCGTTGCAAAGACCTTTACAGCAGTAAATATGGCATACGAGCTGTACCGCAGAGGGTTTAAGGTGCTGCTGATTGATAACGACAAGCAGGGAAATGCAAGTAGGGCGTATGGAAGATATGACGCAGAGAGCGTAGCGCCGATAACAAAGCTGCTTAGTGGAGAATGGCAGAGAGCAGGAGAAATTATACAACATACAGAGTATGAGGGGATAGACATTATAGCCGCTAATCTGTCACTTTTCGGGGCTGCATGGAATTTGACGAGGGAAGAAAACGAAAACCAGATAGAGAGATATAAGAGGCTGACGGAGAGAACGGCAGGGGTAAGCAATTACTACGATTACTGCATAATAGATAATCCGCCGGACATAGGGCTTAACGTGGTAAATGCGCTGGCAATCACGGACGAGGTTATAGTACCCGTGAAGATTGACGAGGACGCATTAGAGGGGCTGGACATTGTGGCAGAGCAGATAGAGGACGCAAAGGCATTTAATGAGCGGCTGCATCTGGGCGGAGTGCTGGTAACGTCTTACCAGAATACGGACGGAGAGGCAGCGGGCGTGGAATGGCTGGCACAGAATGGAAAGTACAAAATACTGGGCGTTATCAGATATTCCAAGAAAGTAGCGGAAAGTTCATTTATGCGAAAGCCGATTTATGAATATAGCCCATGCTGCGGAGCGGCGCAGGGATACAAGAAATTTATTACAGAGTACACGGGGAAAGCGAGATAAATTATGACGGTTTTTGAAATGTTTTTAAGTATATGGCTTTTTCTGTATAGATTAAAAAGAAAGGTACGGGCTTTAACAGAAAGTGATTTTAACCGTATGCTGTATAGTGACGATTTGACCTATGAACAGAAAATCTATTTGATTTATTTTAGATACGCATAAAGAAAAAAGTGAGGTAAAGAACATGGCAAAGGCAAAATTTGGTTTAAATGATATTTTGAACGCAAAGAGCAGAGCTGCGGCAGCAGGCAGGGTGGAAGATTACGAAGAGATTTATTTAAGCCCTTATGAGGTTAGGGCTGCGCCGGAGAACACGCACCAGAGTTTAGAGAACATAGAAGAACTGGCAGACAGTTTTTTACACGTAGGGCAGGAGCAGCCCACGGTAATTGCAAGGGTAAACGGCGAGTTTCGGATAGTGGACGGGCATAGAAGAAATGCAGCAAATATTATGAATTTGGAGCGGGGGCATAAGGAGTATGAGAAAGTAAAATACCGCTACAAGGACATGACAGAAGCAATGTATGAGCTGTCCTTACTGGCGGGCAACGGATATACGCAGGAGCTTACAGCATACGAAAAGACCAGATTGGTAGAGCGGACAAAAGCGGCGCTTATCCGGGCAAAAGAAGAGGACGGATTAGAGATTAAAGGAAAGATGCGGGACTTAGTGGCGGCTATGCTGAATGAGAGTAGCACAAACGTAGCCAGAATGGAGAGCATTAACAACAATGCCACGCCGGAGATTAAAGAGCAGCTGAAAAATGGGAACATGGGTATTACGGCTGCTTATGAGGCGGCAAAGTTGCCAGAGGACGAGCAGAGGGAAATTGCGGAGCAGGCAGCAGGCGGCAGTATAAGGGCAAAGGAGATAGCCGCAAAGGTGGCAGAGAAGAAAGCGGGGGACGATTACGAAACACCACACCCGGAAAGCATTACATCATTGTGTTATTCCTGCCAGCGATATAAAGATTGCAACGTAAAGACCGGGACGTGTGAGAAGTGTGACCAGTACATAAACAAGGCAGAGGAAGAAAAGACAGACGAGCAGAGGTATAACGAAGAGCAGGACAGAATAGACCGGGAAACAAAGAAGAAATTGCAGGAGAAAGCGGACGCAGAAAAAATGGAGCATCTGCCAAGCGACGCAAAAGCAAAGAAGTATATCAGAGTTTCAAAGCAGACATTTAAAGCTGTATGCGCAGGGTTACTGCCGTATCTGCTTTTGAAGTATGAAAAGTATAGCGCCGGGGAGATTGCGGTTATACAAGAATTTGAAGAGGGCAGAGTCACTGGAAAAACAAAAGAGCTTTACATATCCTGCGTGGATACAGAGGAAACGCATACAGCTATTGCAGAGGGCTACTGCGTTCTGGGAATTTTGGAAAAGGAGATAGCAGTAGAAAAAGGCTGGCTTAATGAAGTGTCCGAAACGGACACCGAGGGGGGCAACTTCCGGGACAAATGAGCATTGACGATTACAAAACAGAAAGCGAGGGCAAAGCATGAAATACAGACAGTGGAAAAAGAATTATAAAAAACGGTATGGGGTAAACCCGCCAGCAGGCATAGACAAGAGAAAACAGAGAAAGGCAGCAGCAAGGGCAATAAAAGCCCTTGCTAAAGTTGATTTCATGGAAAGTATAGGGAGAGCCGCAGAAACAATAACGGGAGCAATGGCAAATCTTATGCGTGCGCTGGGAAATGAAATGGACGCAGCAGGGACAGTGTGCCGGAACGCAGCGGATTATATGCAGCCGTTAGAGATTAAGGGAAATGTTCTTAGCTGGGAAGTAAAGCCAGTGGTATGCGATTATGGAGTATATGAAAATAACGCATTGAACGGCAGCAGCGTACTTAAACTGATTACAAACAGCAGGAGAGCAGCAGAAAAGATAGTGGAGATTATGCAGCAAGACAATTTAGAACATATTAGACTTAATGAGCCGGAACGGATACAAAAGAGGCAGGACGCAGCGGACAGTTTGCGGGCAGCAGTTATTACAGCATACGAAAAAGAGGTGGTAGAAAATGGATAAAGATTTAGAAAATTGGCTTTACAGACCGATTTACCCAGAAGAGGAATTTTTTAAGAAAGTTGAGGCGGCATTAGGATTTAAACTTTTTATCTGGCAAAAGGCTTTTATAGTTAATGGAGTATTTAGGCAGTATGGGGAAACTACAGCAGAGATTTTAAGGGAATTGTTAGAAACAAAAGCAGAACCGCTGGACTATACAAGACCACCAGAGAACGTAAGAGCCAGATTTTATAGGGACGAGCTTAGGGAAATACAGAAGAAATTACAAAGAGCAGGAATAGAAACAAGGCAAGTATTTTGGAGTGAAAAAGAAAGGCGTAGTTATTACTGGAAAAACGGAGCGCCGGAGAGATGCAAAAACCCAGATTGCAAAAACTGCCCGTTTCCACCATGTAGGAAAGGAGAGGCAAATAATGAGTAATATTTTACTTGCAATTATTGCATTGCTGCTGGTAAGCATCTGGCAACAGCTCAAAGAGATTAACGAAAGAAGAAAAGGAGATATGGACGGAGAAAAGGAGAAAAAGGGAAATGCAGAATTTGGAAACAGAAAATAAGAGCGGAGAAACGACAACGCAGGAAATGGCAGATACAGCAGAGGCAATGCAGCAGGAAGAGCAGACGGAAGATAACCGGGTAACATTTACAGCGGCAGAGTTAGAGGGGCTGATACAGAAAGCAGCACGGGCAGCAGTAGCAGAGTACAAAAAGCAGGAAGAGAAAGACAGAAAGCAGAATAAGTACCACAATACCTTTATGCTGATGAAATGTTACCGGGACGCAGCTTTTCACATTGAGAACGCAATAAGCGACGGGGAGCAGCTGGAACTTGCAGGAATGACAGACGAGCAGCAGCGTACATACTTAGAGAGTATCAGACGCAGCCGCTTTAAAACTCTGATTATGACGGCGCATATCGACAAGGCGGTAGAAGAGATAGAACGCAGGAGAAAGGCAGCAGACAGAGGGATAGAGTATAAGGCGTTTGAAATGTACTTTATGCAGGGTATGGACTATGCAAAGATTGCAGAGGAACTGGACACGGGAAACAGCACGCCAAGACGCTGGATAACAGCCATTATAAATGAGCTGTCGGTATTGTTGTGGGGAATGGACGAGGACAAGATAAGATAGCAGGAATAGGCGGCATGACAAAAGAATGAAAAAAACATGAAATTTACATGGAAAAACAAAAGAGATATAATGGTAGCATGGAAAGAGTAGGCGAGAGCTTAACCGCAGAGGCGGAAGCAGTAACCTACTCTTTTTGTTTTCATTCTTTAGCCTCCACCCAGCGCATGAAACTTAGGGCGCTGGGATACTAAAAGAAAGAGAGGGGACAGCGTGAAAGAATGGGCTAAGAGTTTTTATTTATCAGCAGCGTGGGAGAATACAAGAGCTGCTTACTTAATGTCACAAGACTTTATTTGTGAGAGATGCGGAGAGCCTGCAAAGATAGTACATCATAAGCGCTGGCTTAACCGTGACAATATCAATGACACAGACATAACGCTTAACTGGGATAACTTAGAGGCGTTATGCCAAGACTGCCACAACAAGGAGCATCATAAAAGCGCACCGAGGCTGCGTTATAGATTTGATGCAGACGGCGGTATAATCCCCCCTATGCAGAAAAGAAATTAAAGGGGACAAATACCGAGGGGGATACCCTAAAGTTACCCTACGGGCGTGCGCAGGCGTGGTGTAGGGGGTGTGGTATGGGGCAGAGGAACTGAAAGCGGGGTAAAAGAATGGCAACAAGGAAAGAAAAGACAAAAGAACAGAGGATAAAAGCAGAAAAGACCAGACTTAAAGGAATTTTTAAAGACTTAGACGAAAACAAAAAGAAGTTAGTAACGCCGCTGATAGAAAAGGCTGCTTTTATGAGTGTTGAGCTGGACGACTTGCAGGCAATGATAGAAAAAGACGGCTGGACAAGCGAATACCAGAACGGGCAGAACCAGTGGGGAACAAAGAAAAGCCCAGAGGCAGAAACTTACATAGCCTTAAGCAAGAACTATGCAGCAATCATTAAGCAGCTGACAGAATTAGTGCCAGCAGCAAAGCGGAAAGCAAGCAGACTGGCGGCACTGCGGGAAGAATAGCCCGGAGTGATACCGTATAAAAATTATATCTATGAGTACCACGCAAAGATTACAAGCGGCGAAATAATAGCGGGGAAATGGATAAAACAGATATATAAAATCATTGTGGACGCACTGGAAAAGCAGGAGTATTTTTTTAATGCGAAAGCTGCAAATAAGGCTATTAAATTCATTGAGAATTTTTGCCACCACAGCAAGGGGCGCAATGATTTATTGAAACTGGAACTATGGCAAAAGGCTATAGTTTCTGTTATTTTTGGGGTACAAGACGAGGAAAAAATACGCATTTTCCGAGAAATATTTATAGTTATCGGCAGAAAAAACGGCAAGAGTTTATTTGCGTCTGCGATAATTGCATACATGGCATTTTTAGAGCCGGAATACGGGCAGGAAATTTACTGTTTAGCACCAAAGCTAGACCAAGCAGCGCTTGTATACGACGGCTTTCATAAAATGGTACTGGCAGAGCCGGAGCTTGAAGAGCTGGCGAAGAAACGCCGCAGTGATATTTACATTGAGGAAAGCAACACGTTTGTAAAACCGATTGCTTTCAATGCCAAGAAATCAGACGGTTTTAACCCGCAGCTGGTGGTATGTGATGAAATGGCGGCATGGAGCGGGGACGCTGGACTTAAGCAGTATGAGGTTATGAAATCTGCTTTAGGCGCACGTACCCAGCCTATGATTTTGAGTATCAGTACAGCTGGATATATCAACGACAGTATTTATGACGAACTGATGAAACGCAGTACCAGCTTTTTAAAGGGCAACAGCAAAGAGTGTAGGCTTTTACCGTTCCTCTACATGATTGACGACGTGGAAAAGTGGAACGATTTGGACGAGCTGAAAAAGGCTAACCCTAACATGGGCGTTTCCGTAAAAGAAAGCTTTTTCGTTGATGAAATAGCCGTAGCAGAGGGCAGCTTAAGCAAGAAAGCAGAGTTTCTGACGAAGTATTGCAATATTAAGCAGAACAGCTCTATTGCATGGCTGGAATATACGACAGTAGACGGCGCAGGCGTTGAAAAGACCTTAGAGGACTTTAGGGACTGTTACGCCGTGGGCGGCATTGACTTAAGCCAGACAACAGACTTGACCGCAGCAAGCGTGGTAATTGAGAAAGAGGGTAAGCTATATGCGTTTACTCAATTCTTTATGCCACGGGGAAGAATTGAACACTTGCAGGCGACGGACGGCGTGCCTTATGACATATTTGTTAAAAAGGGGCTGATTACTTTAAGCGGCGAGAACTACGTAGACTATCACGACGTTTACAACTGGTTTACTATGCTGCTGGAAGTATACGGAATACGACCGCTTAAGATTGGCTACGACCGATATAGCGCACAGTACCTTATTACCGATATGGCAAATTACGGTTTCCACATGGACGACGTATACCAGGGCGAAAACCTTACGCCAGTTATCCGTGAGTTTGAGGGCATCATAAAGGACGGCAATTTTAAGATTGCCGACAACAATTTACTAAAGACACATTTTTTAAACGTAGCGCTTAAGCACAATATGGAAACAAGGAAATTCAGACCGATTAAGATAGAGCAGCGGGCGCACATTGACGGTTTCGTATCTGTTATTGATGCAATGACGGTACGGCAGAAATACTGGGAAGAGTGCGGCGAGCTGCTGAAAAACGCCGCATAGAAAGGAGAGTGAACGGTATCAAATTCTTAGATTATCTTTTTCATGGGAAAGAGCTGCGATATATTGACAGCTATTTTAAGATGCTGAACGGGTACAGCCCTACGTTTACCAGCTATAGCGGCGGTGTATACGAAATGGACTTGACGAGGACAGCAGTAAATAATTTTGCTACACATTGCAGCAAATTAAAGCCGGAGATTACGGGCAGCGCCCTTAAGCATCTGGAAAAAACATTACAGCATAAGCCTAACTATTTCATGGATACTACAAAGTTTATTAAGCGGCTTGCGACCTACGTAGCAGTAGAGCATACCGCTTTTATTGTACCTATCGAGGACAAAATAGGCAGGCTATGCGGCTGGTATCCGCTGCGTGCGGAACGCTGCGAGGTGGTAGAGGTAAAAGGACAGGTTTACTTGCGGTATCTGTTTGCAAATGGGGAGCATGGGGCTATTGAGTTTGAAAAAGTAGGTATCATAACAGACTTTGAGTACACAGACGACCTTTTCGGAGAGGATAACCGCACGCTTAAGCCGACTATGCAGCTGATACATACGCAGAATGAGGGCATTATAAATGCCGTCAAAAACTCTGCAAATATCCGCTTTCTGGCAAAGGTGGCAAATATGCTGAAACCAGAGGATATTAAGAAAGAGCGGGAACGGTTTACCGAGGACAATTTAAGCGCCGACAATGACAGCGGAATGATTATTTATGATAATAAGTTTTCGGAGCTGAAACAAGTAGAAAGCAAGCCATACACGCCAAACGCATTGCAGATGCAGAATATACAAGAAAATGTATGCACGCATTTTGGTACTAACATGGATATTTTGCAAAACAAATTCAATGAGGAAACGTGGAACGCATATTACGAGGGAAAGATAGAACCGTTTGCAATCCAGCTTTCCCTTGTTATGTCAAACATGACATTTTCAGACAGAGAGATAGCGTGCGGAAATGCTATTACTTTTTCTGCAAACCGCCTGCAATATGCCAGCAATGCAACAAAGCTGCAAGTAAGCACACAGCTTTTTGACCGTGCGCTGCTGAACCGTAACGGCGTAATGGATATATGGAATATGGCACACGTAGAGGACGGGGAAAAGTATTATATCCGAAAGGAATACACGGAAGTAAGCGAGCTGAACAACAGTAACAAAGAGCCGAAGATTATCATACAGCAAGTACCGCAGGCGGGGCAGCAGGGGACAGACGACGGAAAGGGAAAAGAACCGACAGAGGGCGAGCCGAAAGAGCCGCCAGACGACGGGAAACAGAAAGAGGGTGTAAACAATGCCGATTAAGAAAGAGCGGGAATATAGGGCGCTGGCAGCGCCATTGACTGCGCAGGCAGCAGCAAAAAGAATAGACACAGAGTATTACGTAGAGGGATATGCTACAACTTTTGACAAGCCGTATCTGCTTTATGAATTTGAGGACGGGACAAAGTTTTACGAAAGGATAGACGCACACGCACTGGACGGCGCAGACATGAGTGATGTTATTATGCAGTACGACCATGCAGGCAGAGTGTTTGCCAGACAGTCAAATAAGACGCTTATTTTAGTGCCAGACCATAAAGGGCTTTTAGTGGCGGCTGACTTAGGAAAGACAGACTTAGCCCGTGGGTTATATCAGGATATTGACGCAGGCATGATTACTAAAATGTCATGGGCGTTTACCGTGGCAGAGGAAACATACGACAGAGTAACACGTACAAGGACAATTTTAAAAATAAAAAAGGTTTATGACGTATCCGCAGTGAGCATACCAGCAAACGGGGATACTGAAATAAGCGCCCGTAATTTTGCACATAGGAGTTATGAGGCAGAACGGCAGGAGTTGCTTAACAGACGGGTAGCACTACTAAAGATTAGAGCGAATTTATAACACAAAAAAAGGAGAACAGAAACCATGAGATTAAAAGAAATTGAGGCAAGATTAGCCCAGATTAGAAACGAGCTGAACACCAGAGCGGCAGAGTTGACCGCAGAGGAAATTACAGCACTGGAAACAGAGGTAACAGACTTGCAGGAAGAGCGCACGCAGATTTTGGAGCAGGCAGAGAGAAGAAATAATCTGCTTGCCAGAATTGCGGCAGGAGAATCGATTGACGACGGACAGGGCGGCGAGGGAGCAGCACCGAGAGTACTTAGGAATTTTAGCGGTGCAGCCGGAGAGGGCGACGACGGCGACAAGTACGGCAGTATGGAATACAGAAAGGCATTTATGCGTTATGTATGCCGTGGTGCAGCTATTCCGGCAGAGTACAGAGCAGATGCAGTGAGCAGCACAACGGACGTAGGCGCAACAATTCCCACAACGGTGCTGAACCAGATTGTGCAGAAGTTAGAAAGTACGGGAATGATTTTGGCGCTTGTAACCAGAACTGCATACAAGGGCGGCGTGGCTATCCCGGTGTCTACGGTTAAGCCTACTGCAACATGGGTAGCAGAGGGAAAAAGCAGCGACAAGCAGAAATTTACCGCTACAAAAGACGGCATGATTACTTTTGCATATCATAAGCTGCGCTGCGCCGTTGCGGTAAGTCTGGAAGTTGACACAATGGCAATCAGTGCTTTTGAGGCTATGCTGATTAACAACATTGTAGAGGCTATGACAAAAGCACTTGAGCAGGCGATTATCAGCGGCGACGGAAACGGAAAACCGAAAGGAATTTTAAACGAAACACCAGCAGAGGGGCAGAAACTTACCAGCTTAAAACCTGCTTATGCGGACTTAATCGCAGCAGAGGCAGCATTACCGCAGGCATACGAAAACGGGGCAGTATGGTGTATGAGTAAAAACACTTTCATGCAGTATTACGGACTGACCGACAGCAACGGGCAGCCTATCGGCAGAGTAAACTACGGTATTGCAGGAAAGCCGGAGCGCTTTTTGCTGGGCAGACAGGTAGTGTGCTGCGATTATGTGACCACATACAGCGCCGGAGCAGCAGAGAATACAGCGTTTGCGTTCCTTTTCAACTTTAAGGACTATGTACTTAACACCAACTATGCAATGGGCGTAAAGAAGTACGAGGACAACGACACAGACGACAAAGTAACAAAGGGCATTATGCTTGTGGACGGAAAGGTAGTTGATAAAAATAGCCTTGTTACTATCTGCATGGGGAGAAGTGCGTAAGAAAGGTGGATATTTATGAAAGGGCATTTAGATGTTAAAGAGCTGGAAAAATGCAAGAAGGCAGATTTGCAGAAACTTGCGAAAGAGCTGGGCGTAAGTACAGAGGGGACAATCAAAGAACTTGCGGAACGTTGCGCAGAGGTTGAGGTAGAGATACCAGACGAAAGCGAGCTGACAGAAGAGGAAAAAGAGGCAGCGGAGCAGGCGGCGGTAGAATATGCCGAGGAAAACAAGCGGGAAGAGCCGGAAAAGGACGACGAACCGCAGGCAGCCGGAACGGTTACGGTAGAGGTAACAGCTATGTACTTAGACAAGGTACTAAACGAAGTGAAAGAGCCGGGAGAAGTTTTTACCGTAAGCCGTGAACGTGCAACAATTCTGGAAAGAGCAAAGGTTGCAAAAATCAAAGAGTAAGCATCTGGGCTATGGAAACGTAGCCCAGATTTATTTTAGAAAGCGGGGCGCAGGATATGGCAGCAAATGCCACAACATTAACAGAGAAGATGCGGGCGGCGCTGCGTATCAGCAGCACAAGTGAAAAAATTACAGAAGAAATTAACGACTGTATAGCCGCCTGCAAAGCAGACCTTGCAAACGACGGAGTAAATAGGATTGATGAAAAAGACGGGCTGATAATCAGAGCCGTTACGCTGTACTGTAAGGCTGAATTTGGCTATAACAACAATGCGGAAAAATTCAGAAATTCATACGATACATTGAAAATGCGGCTTTCTATGTCGCAGGAATACAACACGCCGATAGTGTCCGAAACGGACACCGTGGGCGGGGAAAGCGGGGGATAAAATGGCAGAATGGGTGGACGAATTAACGCTTGTAAAACTGACAGAGCCAGATAAAAGGGTAAACAGTAACGGCTTTGCAGAGCAGGGCGAAGAAAGTAGGCGTACTGTTTTTTGTAACATGAAATCAGTAGGCTATAACGAGTATTTCAAGAGCCAGCAGACGGGGAAAGTGGTAGAGCGTAAATGTGATGTTCATAAGGCAGATTATGAGGGCGAGGACACTGTAGAACTGGGTGGGAAAGCCTATTTTGTGCTTAAGACGTATGACATTGACGACGACACGGTAGAGCTTACGCTAACGGACTTGCGATATAAGGAAAAAGGGGCTTGAGTGTGGGAGAATTTAATACCGTGGGCTTAGAGGCTGTCATAGAGGCGTTTGGAAATAGGGAGCAGGCAACGGTAGAGGCAGTGCCTAAAATGTTAAAGGCTGGTGCTGCGGTGCTGATAGAGGCACAGCAGACAGAGGCAAAGGCTATGGGGATTGAGGAAACCGCAGGCTTTATACAGTCAATCAAAGCAACTGCTGTTAAAGGTGGAAGTACAGAGAAATACGTAGAGGTATACCCGCATGGCAGGGCAAAGCACGGAAACGACCGAAAAGGGGACAAAAGCAATGTGCGTTATGCAACTATCGGCTTTGTAGCGGAATATGGGACGAGCAGCCAGCAGGCACGCCCCTATATGACTGTAGCAAATGAGAAAGCACAGGAGAAAGTAGTAGAGGCACAGCTGGAAATATGGGAGCGTGAAACAAATGGATAGTTTACAGAGCATTTTAGAAAGTGCAGGACTGCCAGCGGAAAGAGGCGTATTTACTGGGAAGAAAAAGCCGACGGCTTACTACACATTTCTGCGGCTGTTGAAAGGAGCAGCGGCGAGCGCTGACGATAAAGAAGTAGCAGGCAGAGAATTGTATAGGGTTACGCTTTTCCATAAGGGAGATTTTGAGGCGCAGCTAAACAAAACTCTGGAAGTATTGACGGCAGCAGGCGCTTACATAAATAGCGTAGATGCGGAAACCAAAGAAAGTGATACTGGGTACTGGGTAGTACCTATAACAATCGAATTGTTAAAGGAGTGACAAAATAATGACATTAGGATTAAAAGACCTTTACTATGCCGTCTGCACAGAGGCAGAGGGCGCAGAAACTTACGGAGCGCCTAAGAAAATGGCAGAGGCAATGGAAGCAGATTTATCTGTAAAAACAGAAACGGCAGACTTGTACGCTGACGACGCATTAAGCGAGAGCGTAAAAGAATTTATAAACGGAACATTAAAACTGGGGATTAAAGACCTTACGCCGGAAACACTGGCAGAGGTACTGGGGCAGCTGGTAGACGAAAACAAGGTAGTGTGGGCTGGTGGAGATGACGAACCGCCGTTTCTGGCTATTGGTTTTAGAGCTGCCAAAACTGGCGGCAGATACAGATATATCTGGTTATTGAAATGCAAATTTGAAGTACCGGGAGAGAAGTACAAGACAAAAGGGGAAAAAATCGAATTTCAGACACCGGAAATTACAGCAACTTTCTACAAGCGAAAGAAAGATGCAAAATGGAAAGCTGATTTTGTGGGAACAGAAAAAGATAAACCAGCAACAACATGGTTTACGACAGTACCAGAACCAGCGCCCAAAATGACAGAAGTATAAAAAGAGAATATGAGGAAAGGAGAAAGGCGTAGCGCAGGCTGCGCCTTAATTTTATGCCATGAGCGCAATGAATGACGGCGGTTATACCGTGGAACTGAAAGGGAAAAAGTACAGATTACTTTTTACACTTAATGCACTGGAAGAATTGCAGGACAAGTGCGGGGGATATGACAAGCTGCCAGAGGTATTTAACCAGAATAACAAGGACTGGATAAAGGATACCAAATGGTTGCTTACTATGCTGATTAACGAGGGACTGTTAGAAGAGGACGAAAACGCAGAGCTTTTAAGCGAGGACAAGGTAGGCAGGCTGATACATTTAGGGAATATCCGGGAAGTACAGAACGCTATTTTTGCATCTTTTGCAGCAGGAACAGCCGGGGACGGAAACGGGGACGAAGAGGAAAGCGGAGAAAGTGAAACGGGGGAAGTGGCAGCCGTGCAGGAAAATTAGATACTGCACGGCTTTTGTATATCGCAATCGGACTACTGGGGTACAGAGAGCGTGAGGCGTGGAGAAAAACGCCGTATCAGATTGTGACACTGTTTAAGTACCACAAGGAATATAACCCGCACATTTTCCGACAAGAGCGGGTAGCAGAACCGACAGCCGCAGAAGAAATGGACGATATAGACAAGGCTTTAGGGGGACTGTAATTTATGGCTGATAAGACACAGAACATTAAAACACGCCTAAGTTTTGACGGCGAGGCAGAGTATAAAGCAGCCTGCAAGGAAATTAACAGCACCCTTAAAGTGCTTAATTCGGAAATGAAACTTGTAACGGCTGAATATAAGGACAACGCAAACAGCGTAGAGGCTCTGAAAGCAAAGCAGGAAGTATTACAAAGGGTTTATTCAGAGCAGGCAAAAAAAGTAAAAGAAACCGAGGCGGCATTAGAGAAATGCCGGAAAACAACGGGACAAAACAGCGAGGAAAGCAAAAAGCTGGAGGCACAGTTAAATTACCAAAAAACAGCACTTGTAAAAACGGAGCAGGAGCTTAACAAGACAGCTGCGGATATGGAAAAAGCCGGAAGAGCCGCAGACGATATGGGTAAGGAAATTGAGGAAAGCGGACAGCAGGCAGAAAGCGCAGGCGGCAGATTTTCTGGTTTGGGCGGTATTTTAGGCGGGCTGGGCGGTGCAATGGCAAAAGGCGTAACCGTCATAGGTACGGCAGCCGCAGCAATCGGCACGGCAGTAGTAGCAGGACTTGCATATACGGTAAGCCAAGCGGACGAGGCGAAAGGGGCGTTAAATGATTTTTGCGCATCTACGGGAACGGCGACAGAAGAGGCAGACCAGTATAAGCAGGTTATGGAGAATATCTATAACGGCAATTATGGCGAGGGCTTTGAAGATATAGCAGCGTCTATGGCAACAGTCAAGCAGCAGGCGGGCGATTTGGGAGTGGACGAGCTGGAAAAAATGACGACCAACGCATTAACCCTGCGTGATACGTTTGAAATGGACGTAGCGGAAAGTACAAGGGCTGCAACGCAGCTTATGCAGCAGTTTGGAATATCCGGCGACGAGGCATATAACCTGATTGCGCAGGGAGCGCAGCAGGGGCTTAACCAGAATGGGGATTTGCTGGACGTTATCAACGAATACAGTAACCAGTATGCGCAGGCAGGGCTAAGCGCCGAGGATATGTTTAACTCTATCCAGAATGGGGCAAATGAGGGCGTGTGGAGCATTGACAAAATGGGCGACGCTTTCAAAGAGTTTAGCATACGAATGAATGACGGAACGGCAAACGAATACCTTACCAGTCTGGGGCTGAACGCAGACGAAATGGTGGGGAAATTCCAAGCCGGGGGCGACAGTGCAAAAGAGGCAATGAACCAGATAAGCGAGGCGCTAAAGAATTGCGACGACGAAAGCCTACAGTATACCGCAGGCGTAGGGCTTATGGGTACTATGTGGGAAGATATGGGAGCAGATGCCTGCACTTCCCTTATGGACGTTGAGGGACAGATAAGCAAGACCACGGACACAATGGGGCAGATTAACGCCGTTAAGTATGACACATTCGGCGAGGCTATGAAAGGCGCAGGCAGGATATTGCAGACCAGCTTTATTATGCCTATCGGAGAGCAGGCGTTGCCGATTTTCAGCCAGTTTGCAAATGAATTGCAGCAGGGCGCAGCCGCAGCGGGCGGAGATATGGGAAAAATGGCGCAGAGTTTCGGGGACGCTCTGGCAAATATGGTAAGCGGGCTTTCTGATATGCTGCCGCAAATTACCACATTTGCCGTGGAGCTTGTAACCGGGCTTGCTGACGGAATTGTAAATAGTGCGCCTACAATCGTACAGTCTGGCGTAGATATGATAACGTCTTTCGTGGACGGCATTATAACGGCTATTCCTACTCTGACAGAGAGCGCCGTAGAAATCGTAACAACGCTGATTGACGGTATTGTAGAACTGATACCAGATATAGCAGAGGGAGCGGTACAGATTATTGCAGGACTGGCAGAGGGGCTGGGGCAGGCGTTGCCGGAGCTGATACCAAGTGTGATAGATGCAGTGCTTACAATCGTGGAAACTCTGGTAAACAATGTGCCTATGCTGATTGATGCAGCGATACAGCTTGTAACTGGGCTTGCAGACGGTATTATAGCAGCGCTGCCCGTGATTATCGAACGATTGCCGCAGATTATAACGGCTATCATAAATGCGCTGGTTGAGGGTATCCCGCTCATTCTGGAAAATGCCGCAGAGATTGTGGTAGCGCTGGTAGACGGAATTATTAACGCAATCCCGCTTTTGATTGAAGCAATGCCACAGATTATCGTAGCTGTTGTAACGGGACTGATTGAGGGACTGCCGAAAATTGCAGATGCAGCAGCAAAGTTAGTAAGTACCATTATAGGAAAATTGGTAGAGTTGCCGGGACAGATTGCGGGAGCAATAGCGGACGGCATAAACAAAATAGCCGAGTGGGGCGCACGTATGCAGGCAAAAGGCGGCAACGTGATTACAGAATTTGTAACAAAGGTTATTACCATTGTTAAGGAGCTACCGCAGAAAATCTGGAATAGCATTATAGGAGCAGTTACAAAAGTAGCCACATGGGGCGCAAACATGGTAAGCAAAGCCAAAGAGGTAATGAATACCATGCT